AGGACGTGTTCCTCTGCTCCATGGTTCAAGTCGATTCCCATCGACTCGAGTAGGCGTTCGCGGATATGCAGCCCCACAGCAAGCTGTAAGGACACATTGCCAACGGCTTCCTTGCAACAGGACCGGTCGGTCAGACCAGTCTTAGGCACAGTGAAGTATTCGTTAGCGCGAACGCGCGTGGGTGGGCAGTCCCGCTCGGCGGAAGACCACCAACCTGTCATCTTAAGTAAGGAGTCAACCTCCCACGTGGAATGACTGTAAGTCTCGATGCGCCCGGACAGTTTGTCCGGAATAGTTGAGCTAAGCCGTTTTGTCGAAGTAGTCGCGCCGGTAGAAAATTTCGGCACGAGGACCTTCGGCAGGGGACCTAGTACGGTACGTATTTCGTCCTTCCACTGATCGAGGAGATCAGCAAAAGCCATGTCGTCACCGGTTAGACCGGAGTTAGCGACGATGGTACGCACGCGTTGATTAGTCACCGCGCACATACGCTCCGTTTTAAGGAACGTATCTACAGCGGCTCCCGCCGTTGACACCCCGGATTCGGGTATGCTCGCCTTCCGAAGAAGGTCCACACACATAGCATCGGCCCAGAAGGCCTCTGCGTCCAGATACGAGGAAGGATCCAGGCGAACACTTTGCAGTGCCACCCAGTCTCGCGCTTCGATGAGGTACCATACCTTCATCGCTACAGGAGACCCAACTCTCTCACACAGTCGCTGCGTGATCTTATAAACTTGGTTCATAAAAGCTCTACCTTAAGATTAACTTACTACAGAAGAAGCATAAAGACCCAGAGGGTCATTATGTAAAGCGCGAAGTAGCCCATAGGGTTAAGTCGCAGGCAATCCGTCGCGGTAGCACGACTTCACCAGCGCATTGCTGAGGATGTTCGCGATGTACGCGACGGCGTTGTCTTTCTGGTCGTCGGGGAAATCGTCAGGGACAGAGACTGAACCATTGAATTCCATAGCCGTGGAGACCACAGGAAGGCCAGTAGTAACGGACGTGTAATACGCCGGTACACGGATCTTCAGAGTCTCTTTACGACTACGATTCGAGGTCTTCGCCGCTGTGAGTGAGAATGTCGGATAGACGGTGGTGGTGGGACCCTCACGGAGGGCCCATTCCGCCACTGAGCCATAACCGGCAGAGGGGGTCAGGAGCGTGAACGTCTTATCGACGTTGGCCGCGTTCTTAACAACGAGATTGGCTGCTTGAGGCATTTTGAAAACCTTGGGATTTAGGATTAAGAAATCACCTTCGTTAACTTATGGCAATTCTGGACCATTAAGGCACCAGAGATCGCCGCAGTTCCAACGCCCCACTTGGGGAAACGAAGATAAGGAGTGACAGAAGGCAGGGAGCCGAGGGCCCGTCGACGGTCGTTCGTGATCGAACGTGCTTTGCACGTTGTAACATGAACGCCCGTCTTCGAGAACTGGTAGCCCCCTTGATCTATGGTCGTTTTCGTGGTCAATGATCCGTTCACAAGGGAAATGCCCGCGAGGTCCGTTAAGGACCCGAGCACTTGCCCCATATTAGAGACCATATTCACTAAGAATGACCAAGGGACTAGGTCCCATGCGACTACGAACGGGTTGAGCAGACCCATTCTATTAGCCAGCCAGAGGTTCGGGTTGTCAATCCGTATACCTCCGGCATAGGTACAATGGCCCGTTGCGAGCCATTTCCCGACGGCAGTCCCGGTGGGGGGAGCGTTCTTCACCGACCAATTACCAGAGCAGTGCCACGACTTACCCGCTTTCACCCAGCCCGCAGGCCAGGGGTTAGCGAGAGTCGCGGCCGCAGCCTGGAAGTCGGAGAAGGCGCTACCCCACCCAAAGAAACCCTCGAGTACAAGGCCTGCGGTAGGTTGCCCGCCCCTATTGACCAAACGCCTTAGGCGCTTGAGTCTTTTACGCCCCAAGCGGGTCGTATAATAGAAGCGAG